CTTACCACTGTATGACATAAATAACTGTATTAAGACTTTAAGGTTATTTATATGGCATATATCGACAAACTTACCAAGAAATTCAACAAGGCAAAAAACGCAGTAAACTCACTAAAAGGCATTGCATCTAAATTAAAAAGTATTCAATACGAATCTGTAGCAGATACACTTGGAGAGAGTAGAATAACAGCTCGTCAACTTTTACAAGATAGAAAAGCGGCATTAAATAAGTCTTTGACCAATACTGTCAGTAAATCTGTTGCTGTCAGAAAACCAGAGGAATTAGGAAAACATTACATTTATCCTAAACATGACCCATTATCAAATTATATAACATTCGATATTATGCCTAGAAGAGCTCAAGATTGTTCTGTTGTTTTAAATGAAGACGGTGATATGCATGATGTATATAAGAGAAGAGCAGTATCATTGTATATTCCAGACACACTCATCTCTCAAGCTAATGTCACTTATAGGAATGAGGGTGTAAATCAATTCAATCGAAGTGTTGCAAATATTTTAGAATCTTTTGTGAAATCAGGTTTTGGCGATGCATACGCAACAGGTAAAAACGAAGCTGGTTCTCTGGTTACAACTTTTGTAAATCAAACATTGAATAAATTGTCAGGTGGTCTTAGAAATTTAAAATTTGGTCGTGCTGTTAACCCTATGCAAGAACAATTACTAGATACTATACCTTTTAGAAGTTTTGATTTTACTTTCGATTTTTATCCTAAAAGTCAAAAAGAGGCTAGTGAAGTTAGAGACATAATTAAAACTTTTAGACAATCAATGTTACCAGATTCTTTTAAAGATAACATGTTTGGTGGAATAGACGGTGCAGAAGAAGATGGTTTATTAGAGAATGCACAGTTTTTTAATTATCCTAATATCTTTAGAATTTATTTTGCAGGACCTATATCAAATAAAGTTGATGGATTTTTACCAACAGTATGCACAAATGCACAAGTAGATTACGCTGGCGGTCAAAAATTTTCAACATTTGAAGATGGTCAACCTGTTCACATACAATTGACACTCAACTTTGTAGAGATTAAAGTTTTAACTTTAGGAAATTACGATAAAATTAGAGCAGAAACAGGAGATGGTCAGTTTGGTTCTATTGACTCAACAGCTGGCGATTCAGTTTTATATAAGGGAGCTCTTGATGGTTTTGATGGTGATGATGAAATAAAACCACCTGAACCTAATTCAACATCAGATTCCTCAGGACCAAAGGTTACAAGTTCTAGGACTCCATTTAATTTTAGGGTAATGTAAAATGGCTAGCAAATTTTTTTCAAACTTTCCAAAAATTCAATATAAATTAAATGATGGTAAGGTAATTTTTATCAAAGACTTTTTTAGAAAGTCTAAAGTGGAACAAGAGGCAGTATCGTCTATCACACAATATAAAAAATACGAATTAAAAGAGGGTGAGAGACCTGATACATTAGCAACAAAACTTTATGGTAATGCAGATTTACATTGGGTTTTTTTTCTAGTAAACGAAATAGAAAATTACTATGATTGGTACAAAGACAGTGCTGGATTTGAAGAATACATGACTAAAAAATATCCAGGTCAAGTGGCATTAGCTAGTGTATCGACAGACATTGTATCATCATCAAACAAGTTTCTCTTAGGTGAAAAGGTAACGAGTGTATCATCAGAGGGCAGAATCATACTCGTAGAACCACACATGAATAGAGTAGTTATAGAGGGTGGTAATTTTGTAAATAATGAAACTATAACAGGTTATATAAGTGGAAAATCATTCACACCGACATCTGTAATTAATCACAGAGACGGCATAGCATTTTATAAAAAGGATAATTTAAGAAGAAATACAGAAGCTTCAGATTACACAGCAGTCACACATTTTGATAATGAGTTGTCATTAAATGAAGAAAAGAGATTTATAAACATAATTTCTCCTAACAGAATTGCAGGAATAGTAAGAAAATTTGAAGAAGTAATGAGTGCGTAATGGAGCCAACTACATCGACAGCTAAAAGTCTTTTGCAAGGTGAATTGATTGTAGATCAAATTACAATAATTAATCCTGAAGGACAAGCAATACAAATCAACGACATAGTATCTAATCTTAGACTATTTGAAAGTATAGACAAATACTTTGTTTCAGGCAGAGTCACAGTTGTAGATAGTATAGATATTTTAAAGTATTTTAAAGTTGTTGGTCAAGAATCCTTGACAATACAAATTAGAGCTCGTGACGATTCTGAACAGGGAGACGGTCATTATTCTACTAAAGAAAATCAAATAGATAAAAGTTATAGAGTTTATGCTATATCAGATGAGACACCGACTGAAAATCAAAATGTAAAATCATATGTATTGCATTTTATAGATCACAAATATTTTTTAGCTAATCAGATAAGGCTTAATAAGGTGATGAGTGGTTCATATTCTAAAATATTATTGCAAGAATGGAAAGAAATGTGTTTTAAGAATCAAGAAGAACCACAAAATTTAACTGACTATTGGGATGAATCTTATCCTTATAATAGAACAATAGTTTGTCCTGATTGGACATTATCTCAATTAATAGATTTTTGTAAAATACATTCAGGTCACCATGATGATGCATTTACAAATAGTTTTTTCTTT